GCGTTCCTGTAGCCCGTGCAATGTCGGCGGCAGATACACCGTACTTTTGCATGTCAGCGGCAATTTGCGTGTCCGAAAGATTCGGAGTCTGGAAGTACTTAAAGATGTCGGCGTCGCTTACACCACCACCAGCCAAAGCCACAATACCACCCGTTGCCATAGGAGTTGGTTGTTGCTGTGGTGGTTGGTTTAAAGAACCCACGCCAAGTTCGTAGGGGTTTTGATTCTGTTTGTAGAACAAGTCACGCTGGCCTTGGAATGTTTTGTTTCCAAACTCACTGGCTTTGACAGGAGCCATTTCAACTCTGCCATACAAAGGATCTGGCATGCCTGTGTCTGGGTTAATGTTGTACGCCATCTGCCGGATGTAACCAGTGTCTTTTGGGTTTGGCATTTTAGTGGTTGTGGGAACCATCATGCCTGCGGCAATTGGTGCGGCGGCGTAAGCTAAATTACCCATATTGCTCTTAGCAAAATCCAGTGCGGCTGTGGGGCTTGCTATTGCTTTGTTAAACCCAGCGGAAACTGCACCTGAAGGGGTCATGCGCGAAACGGCGTCTTTTGTAAACTGCTCTGCCGCCTGTGCAGGCATGGCTTCGCCCAACGCTAGGTTTGCCCCGCTCAACTGTTGTTGTGCTGTAGTTGCGGCATTGGCCGCACTCATGCCTCCGCCAGCCGTCATTAGGCTTTCGCCAAGACCCGACCCACCATACGCACCCAATCCGGCCATGAGGCCGCGAGACAAACTGCCGGTAGCCAAGGTAGTGATGCCGCCTGTAGCAACCCCAGCCATCATAGAAGACATGCCCAATCCAGCAGGGCCAAGGAACGCGCCAAGAGCAATAGGGGCAACAGCCTTAAACAAGTCAGACAAGAGCCCAGCTTCGGGTAAGCCCGTAGTAGGATTGATGGTCAGCGTCGTACCATTAGCTTGGGCAAACTGTTGTAGATTCCGGACTTCGTCCGGTGTCATGTGTACAAGTAAAGAGTCGTCGCCACGACCTTGCGATGCTACTTGTTCGGCAAACTTATGCAGGCTCATTTTTGCCTCTCAAAATGGGGGTTGATCGATAATATCATGTTGGCAGTGCAGACACAAATGTTATGGAGCCAATTGCTGACGGAACTGCTGGGTACGCCATAGGACTTGTTTGGGCTGCGCGGTAGTCAATGTAGATTCCTGTTGCACCGCCAGATGTGGCCGCTTGATCGGTGCCCCACCACAAACCAACAGAGTTGCCTGCGTTCAGCGTAAACACGACTTCAGAATATCCACAAACAAAGTTTGGGAGCAACGCACTTTTGCGGGCCTGTAGGGTAAAAACAGTTGTTGAATTTGGCACGTCGGCAGCAGAGGTGGAGCCGTCTATGCGCAGCCAAACAATAGCATCATGAATAGCGTTGTCGTTGTTGGCGAACTGAAGGCTATAAGTTATTTTGTAGATACCCGGAGCTTGCGCCGTGGCCGTATTGTTTGCATTCAACGTAAACCCCGTACCCGCATCTAACGAATTCCACTGAACTATAGTTGGCGTATTTACCGCCGTCGCATACTGTTTTGCGCTATCCGATGCAGCGATGTGAGGGAACGCAACGTACTTGCCACCATCTGGGCCAAACAATTCCCCAAACGCATTTTGCAATTGATTAAAGTACAGGCGTAAAATGTTTGTAAATTGATCCTGATACCGGCGCTCGTATTGATCCGTACCCAATGGTAAGTTGGGTGGTGCAGGGGTAATGATCCTGTTCTTGGATGTCATTAGCGCCTGCCGTCAGGACGAATATCTATACGAGGAGCGCCCAACTGCCAAGCCGTGCCGATCTGGTTGGAGCTAATCTTAAAGATCATCTGGCGACCACGCATGCGGGTAAAGATCATGCCAGTAAACTCTTCGGTGATTACGTATGTACTACTTTTTGCTACAGGTTGCGACGCCGTGCTTGTCACCCCAGAACCTGAGTTTGCCAAGCCGTAAAGCGTCATAGCTACAGAAGGCGCGGCTCCCGTGGGGGAGTTTACGGAATCTTCAAAAGTCAGGTCAGGAAGGACGCGCCAAACAAAGCCAAAGTTATGGCCGTCACCAATATCAAACTCAGACGAGCTAATGTAAGCATCAATTGCAACGGTTGTGCCGGTTTCATTATTGTCTAGCCCTTGTTCGTGATTTACAAGGTTGCCAGTACTTGTGGTCGGGTCGTACACAGCCGCCAGAGGGAAGTCGCGCAATCCTGAGTCCAACCAAGCAGAGCGTGCCATAGTGCCGTAGTACCAGATTTTTTCTAGGTAGTTGTAAATTACATACCTGTCAATTAGATTGCTTCCGCTAGACGGGTAGAACCACCACACTTCATTAAAGCCTTCGTTTGTGCCAGAAAACACCTGCGCAGTTTGCTCTAGGTTAATGTCTTGGAATATAAACCGGCGCAGGTCACAGTTAAGTGTTTGCACACGACCATCATAGGAGTAGAACTTATCTACGCCCATCCAGTACACAACGCCTGAAGCAATCACAGCCGCGTTAGGGCTGATGATGGAAACGTTGTCGCCAAGCAACTGCGCTGCCCAGACGTAAGGGGGGCCAAGGTACTGTAAAGAGTAAACACTGGAATCAGTAAACACTGTAACTTCTTGACGAGTTTGCACAACTGCAACAATCTCAGAACCGTGAGAAAGACGCGTAAACCCTGCTTGGTTTGTAGGATCAGGCGTCCAGTTATAAATGTCGTCCTGCGCTGACCAGCGAATCAACATGGGATCAATTGCGGTAGAGCCGTAATCGTTTGTGCCAAACACAATAATAAAACGTGATATGTCAGACACGGTTAAGTTGTTCTGAACAACAGGACAGTCAACAATATTGGACACTGACCCCGTACCGGTAGAGGTTGTATTAACAGCCGCCCCTGCCGCAGTCAGTAGTTTGAATGTCAAGCCATTTACTTCAAAGACATAGTACGTAGTACCTGCGGTGACACCTGTTGGCAACGAACCGCCAGAGAATTGAAGTGCCGCGCCTTCTGTATACAGTATGGTGGAAGTCACCACTGTGGGAGAAGCATTAGTAAACGACACCGTACCGCCCAAGGAACTAAGCAGTACACCACGAGTCGTTAAACCGCCGGTTGCATCCCAATAGTAAAGCGCACCGCCACGAACGCCAAACACCAAGTCTTCACCATAGTTGATTTGATTCCACAACTGAAGGTTTGTAGCGCTTGTACCGCCTACACCCCACGCACCAGCGCCCCACGCACCAGCGCCCCAACCGGTTAGAGGAACAGCAGAAGCAGGGCCAGCGTTAACTTGATACGCCGCAGAAACAGCCGAGCCACCCGTAGCACCTGCGGCAATCACAGTTGGCGATGTAGAAATGGTGTAAGAGTTGGCGTTGGTTACTGTAATTTGGAATTCAGCATTCAGGGTTGCCGCGTACGTGCCAGTAACACCAGAGAACGTAACAAATGTACCCGTGGTTGCGCCATGCGCTGTAGCCGCCACAGTAACTGTTGTTGTGCCGTTGCCAGTAAAAGGGTTTGTGCCAAGCGTGGTTGTTGTGCGGATAGGCGTAATGTCGTTGTACGCGCCGCCGTTTTGAATGTAAAACTTAGTATTAGTTCCAACGCCAACTAGATTTAAAAAGTTAAGCGTGACCCAATTCCAAAGTGATCTGCATACGCCGTTGTATGTGTTTGAAGAGATGCGTTGCCAGCCACCAATTACTTCGGGATTACCTTGACGAAAACGCACCTTGTCGGCCTCATACCAACCACCTTCGGTGGTGTAGCGGGTGTTCTCTTTATTCACCCCCGGCTTAAACAGGATTTTTTGTAATGGCATGGGCTACCTTTATTTACTGGCAACGCCTTTGGTCTTCTCAAAAGAACGCATACCGGCAATGCCCAAGATGCCTGATAATATCACCCAAAGCTGGTCTGCGTCCAGTACTGGCGGGGGATCCATACCCACTGGCACCCAGCCCATAGCCTGCAAATATTTCCATGCCCACTGAAACAGCGGATACAGCAGAAACTGATAGCCCATAGCCGCTACACCAATCCAACCGATGGCCGGACGCCAGCCGCTGACGAACACGCTACTGGACGCAGCTTCAATCTTGTTGACCTCAATCTGCGCTAGGTCTGTAGCTTGGTCTATGCGCTTCTCTTCGAGATCAAGCTTACGCTGCTCAATCTCCATCTCCATCTTTTCTTTATCAGTGGTGATTAGGTCGCCAGCAACCTTGCCCACGGCTTCAATAATTGATCCAACGGCAAGCAAGCTCATTTCAAACCTTTCAGTGTGCGGTTTAGCCAGCCTTTGAGGAACTTAACTTGCACGGGGTTCTTGTTGCATATCTCAACGTAGCGGGCAATCTTAGCCAAGGCATACTGCTCCTTAAACCGCTGGCCATCAGGAATCTGATTGAGCTTCTCAATGGTCTTTGCACCAATACCACCGTCAGGGGTAGCACCGACCACAAGTTGGGCCAGCTTCACGGCCATGCCCATACCAGCATTTACACCAAAATTAAAGATGGTGTTGGCTACATCTTGGTTTGAAATCTCATTACCACGCATCTTGTCCCAGAACTCAATTCGATAGAACTCACGCACCATAGGAGTCAAGGAGCCACCCATTTCTTTCTTATCCACTAGCGCCCAGCCGGGCCATTGGGGGTTCTTGTTACGGGCAATACCAGCATAGGTCATGCCGCCCGTGTCGCCGGGGACTTCGTGGAGGACGTAGCCGCCCTCGTCTTGCATCATTTGTTCAAATGCTGGTTCAAACTGAGCCATTACTGTTTACTCCTTGAAAGCATGGTGGCTGCAATATCCATCATGGTTCTCGTTACTTGAATGTCGGCTGGTTCACTATCCCAACCCACAGTAATCTGGCCTACAAATCTGTTTGGGTCAGGTGGAATACTGATTCGGCAAGTGTAGGCAACCCCCTTGGCGATGTACCACAAACCCATCTCGGACTGCGCTGAACGGTATTCTCCGCAAGGTATTTCACTAGCCATCAGCTTCACCACATCTGCATTGTTGGCTGCGTTCTGAGTAAACAAGCCCACGTCCAACCCATCGTTGGTTTTGTCTCTGCCTTCTTTGGTGTAAGCGCGATAGAGCACTCGGGTTCCAAACATAGGGTTTACTTTAAACACAGCAACAATGGTGGCGTTGGTGGTTTTAAATAAGTGGGCAGCAGCGTCTTCTACCCTATCCTCGACAATGCTTGGCATCTTCTTAGACTCTTTGTACGCACCCATCAATAGTTCTTGGTTCTGCCAAACAAAGTATCCAGAGAACGCAAACACCGCCATGAGTATCAGCGCGAACAGTTTAAACGGGCTATCCACATAGGACAGCACTTTGCTTAGTATGTCTGCTGGCTTTTCGTCACTCATCCTAGTCCAATCATTCCAAGTAGTTTGTTCACAATCTTGTCCGACAAGTTATCAGGCAGGAACTGTAAAAACCCAAGCACCCACCAAGCAATGCACAACCGCACAAAGACTTTAAGGAAAAGGTCAAATTGCTTTTGGTACTCATTCACCGCCCACATCCTGCTTTGCCGCACATATTTTGCAACTCAGCCAAGCCAAAAGCAATCAGCGTTACAAGAAAAACAATTGCCAATCCAGCTACTAGGTAAACCGTCTGCTCTTCCTCGGCTTCCTTGGCCTTCTTCTCTTCAAGCCGTAGCGCCTTCATCTCTTTGGCATCTGCCAAGTCCATTGCGGCTTGACGCGCTTTGATCTTCTGCCACACGTCCATCTTGCCAGTAGTCATAAAGAGCAGTTTTAACTCCTCTTCAAACGCTCTGGCTTGCTCAAGCACCATCTCAATCTGTAGCGCGGTTCCCATGTTGGAACCCTTCTTGGAACGCTTGGCCTCGATCATCGCTTTGGTAGCGGTGCTCCTAGCATCAAACATCTTGCCAATCATCGGGGCAAGACCGCCTAAATCATTGGCAACCTTGCTGGCCTTCTTGACCATGTTGATGGCATTTTGCAACCCATCTAGTGCTGCTATGGGATCAATTAAAACCACGACCAACTCCACGCAATTATGTACGTGCCAAAGATGACGAAGGCCGCAAGAAGGGCCGCCGCAATGAATGCTTCAGCCCAGTCCCACATGATTACGCCAAGACTTTATCCATTGTCTCTTGGGCTATGTCGCCAGAGTCAACAAGCATCTGCAACACAGGGCGAACTGCTTCTAGGTTTGGGGATTGTTGAAGCTCAATCTTTGCAGTCTTAATTACCTTTGAGTCGTCGTTATCCCACTTGACACGTTCTATCAAGCTCATACCCGCACGGACATCTTGCATAGTCCAAAATCTTGGAAGCACGGGTGGCGTATACGCAACAGTTTCTGGAACAAGATAAACCCATGAGCCACCCATGAAAACTGAACCTACACGGGTGTCATCGGGAACCTCTGTGTTGTAAAAAGCCGCTACTTGAGGCGTGTAGTGTTGGTCAGGATGACCGGGGCAAATATCACGAACTTTGTCGTTTTCAATCCATGCGTATTTCATATTAACCTTTCCAGAAAACCATTACACAACCAACACCGCCCATGCCGCCAATAGCTGCACCGCTACCGACACTGCTGTAGGCTGCACCGCCACCGCCACCACCGGGGCCGCCTTTTCCAGCAAAGTGGGGGATGTTACTACCGCCGTTCATAGCACCGCCACCGCCCCCACCAAATCCACCATTACCGCCAATACATAATCTACCAGTAGAGTAAACACCTCCACCTCCGCCACCAGTACCTCCAGCACCCCCTATTCCACCTCCAGAGCCAGTGTTTACACCGCCACCACCTGAACCGGGACCGCCACTACCAGCAATAACTGGCAAATTAAGAGCCGAGCCATTCATTCCATAACCACCACAACCTTTTAAAGAAAGATTAACAATATCAAAATAAGACTCTGGCACGAACCCTTGGCTTTGCGCTGAAATTGAAAAATTACTTGATCCCGGGGCCGGTAGACCACCTGAAATAAATCCAAAATAATCACCACCACCACCCTTATTAGGGAACAGGCTTGTATATTGACCTGAACTAGTTGTAGCCATACTAGTGTTCCAACTTTGATTATCCGTCATGATAATGCCGTACCCGTGTGAGCCGCCACCACCTGAAGCCTGTCCGTCTTCTGCGTCAAAGATTCCGCCACCACCTGTCCCGTAGGGAACGTAGTTATAGAAGGTTGAACCAACTCCACCTACGTCATGGTTGTTAGCGCCGCCGCTACCACCCCAACCGCCTCCACCCGTTCCCCGGAAATTAGAGTTACCGTTTTGTGGGAAAAAACCGCCTTGACCGCCCGTACCGTAAGGCGATCCTGAGCCACCACCACCCGTACCATACGGAGAGCCAGCACCCGTACTCCAAGAGTTACCGCCTTTTCCACCTGAAAAAGTGACAGCGTATAGCGCACCAGACGAACTTCCTGTGCCGCCTACGTTAAGACTCGGACCCCTTGAGGTACTTCCACCAGTACCGCCTGTAGCAGTTAAAAATGTGCTAAACGAAGAAGTACCGCCAGTACCACCCGCAGAATTACCTGTGCTTGTGCCCTGAAAACCCGCAGTTCCTCCAGCACCAACCGTTACGGCATAGCCAGTACCGGGAGTTACAGCAATTAGGCCCATGGCAAAGCCACCACCTCCACCGCCAGTACCAGCGGTGTCACCGCTATAGGTGCCACAACCGCCTCCACCACCGCCCCAGACAAGCACCATGACTTGCGTGACGCCGGGAGGGGCAGTAAATGTGTTGTTGGCAAAATAGGGCTGAACAGCGTTGAACCGCTGTGCCAAGGGTAGAAAATTACTTAAATTGCTCATTAGATTACTCTCCAAGTTGAACCGTTGTAAACGAAAGTCGTTGCCACACCCTCAAGTGATAGCGTCATATCTTCTGCCGCACCCATAATTGTTTGCCCATTACGAGCAACTGTCAATGGAAACGTATCAAAAGTTCCAAACCCGTCCATCACCTGCACTGTGTTACCAGTAGAGGGTGAGGCAGGTAGTGTCAGTGTCCATGATCCTCCACTAGTGTTAGCCAAGATGTTGTCGCCTGAAGCGGCTGTGTATGTTGTAGTCTTTGCAGAGAAACCCGCGCCACCGCTTGCCGAAACCGTTACGGCACCCGTAGCCCCGCTAATTGTTATGCCAGTACCGGCAACAATGCTTGTTACACCTGCATTGGTTAGAGTTACAGAACTTCCTAAAGCAACTGCGCCGCCGCCCGACATTCCCGTACCAGCAGTAACTGTTACTGAAGAGTTAGTTAAAGCAGAATTTGCAACACCAGACAACGTGCCGCCTAAAGTTAGGTTTCCTGATGAAGTGACCGTTCCTGTTAGAGTTAAGCCATTAACCGTTCCAGTACCGCCAACACTAGTCACTGTACCGCCAGTACCTGTAGCGTTAATTGTTTGATTAGGCCAAGTGCCGGAAATAGTTACGCCTGAACCTGCGACTAAAGCAGGGGTAGCAGTGGCTGTACCACCGTTTGCTACGGGCAGTATTCCTGATACTTGAGACGTCAGGCTAACTCCTGTTAACGCACCACCAAGGGTTAGATTACCTGTGCTTGTAACGGTGCCCGACAATGAAATGCCGTTGACTGTACCTGTACCGCCCACGCTTGTAACGCCGTCAGCAACACTAGAAGATACTTTGACGTAGTCTGTGCCGTTGTAGTAGACAAAACATTTCTCGCCTACAGCAACAGTTACACCTGTTTGACCAGAAGCTTTGAACGTTACCGCACTAGTAGCGCCTGCGTGATCCACCATGTACAGCTTGCTGTAACTAGGACCTGTGATAACTTTGGTAACACTTTGTGTGCCGGTGATGCGAATCACCATGTACTGGGCTGTTGTTGACCCAATGTTTGTAGCGGACGCATCGCCGGTAGTGTTGGCTAGTGTGATTGCACCATCGTCAGCAAAAGACAGCGTGCCCGCGATGGCAATGTTTGTGTACTGCGTAATACCGTTGTTGACGGTATCGCCCCATGTACCGGAAAGCTCACCTTGTACTGGTAGAGCTAAGCCTAGTTGTCCCGTTGCGCCTGTAGGCATATAAAACTCCTGTCTATACGTAGCACTTGGCTACATTGTATTGATTATTTGCCAGTCTGCGTTCTCACTGTTGTCAATTAAACTCCAGTAAAACACAGCAAAACTGCCAACATTACCCATTGCTTGATTGCCTGTAATAGCAATCAACCTTTCGCCAATTGACATCGTGCCAACTGCGCCTGCCGCAGACACGCCTGTGAGGGCTAATGTCTTAACGGGAACTTCGTCTCCAATAAGCCCCGAAGCGCTGACACCTGTCAACGCAATCGAAATATCTAAGCCAACACTGCCAACAGAGCCAACAGCCTCAACGCCAGTAGCCTGTAGTTCGAAGGTAACTGTGTCAACCGCGCCCGACGCAACGACCCCAGTCAAAGCAACCACACGCTCAACAGCAACACTGCCTACAGAACCCGAAGCTACTACACCATCTTCACTCTCAACAATGCTTGGCGTTACGGCTCCCAGTTGACCGCTACCAGCTACGCCAGTAATTGCAAAACTTCTTTCTCCGTTGGCAACATTGCCAACACTGCCGTCTGCCTGAACACCTGTAAGAGCAGGGCTTATGTTTACACCAACAGAGCCAACAGAACCAGCCGCCCCAACACCTTCAAGCCCAGACTCGCGCCCGGGAATTGACAATTCTCCGGGTAACCCTGTGGCCGATACCCCAGTAAGCGCGACTGTACGCTCCCCCATTGCCACCGAGCCAACCGCGCCATCAGCTTGAACACCTGTTGTGTCTGCATTCTGGATAACCTCGCCAGTCATAGTGCCCACAGCACCCGCTGCTGCAACACCCGTAATGGCTACAGAAAGAAAACTACTTACAGTGCCTACATCCCCTGTGGCTACAACACCGTTTTCCGTAATATCGTTTACTTCTGTAACGTCCCCTACTGCACCAGAAGCCAAGACACCAGTAAGCGCTTGCTCTTTAGCAGCAGCAACTGTACCGACTGCACCAGAAGCACCAACACCAGATAACGCAACAGTAACGCTAACACCCGCAGAGCCAACAGCGCCAGACGCAGCAACGCCAGAGAGTTCAGATTGCTGACCTCCCCAACTATTACTGCCCCACGTCCCTGCGCCCCATGCGGTTGTCATGTCCTGCCCTCCTGTTTAGGAGGATCAGGTTGTTGCCAAACGGATCAGCGCAGTGGTTGTTGTGTTAGAAGGCATCGTCAAGGTGAACGTACCAGCAGTCACAGTCTGTGAACCAAAGGTGTGCACGCTTACTGCTTTATCGCTTTGCGTTGAGTTATAAATCAACACGGCATCAAATGCTGTAGTCAATGTTACGTTGGTGTACGTAATACTGGCTGAAGGTGTAACAAACGCAACACCCGCTGTTGCGGAGCTATTAGTTGCTGTTGGGGGTGTGCCAAATGTAACTGCCACGCCGCCAGCCGTGTAGTTTGTACCTGTAACTTCGTTAGTAGATGAGTATGCGGTTGTAGACGCATTCACTGTAGCCGAAGTTAAATACAACGCTCCTTTAAAACTGTCTGTTGCGCCGGTTGCGCGAACTGGGGCAGTGCCAAAGTTATGGGTTGCGGTCATCAACTCGCCCATGAAGCTTGTTGTCATTGCTTGGGTATTTGCCATGATTGGCTCCTTAGTTAAAAGATGCGGCTTCTACCGCAGAACTTACATTTTTCTTAAGAGCCACATGCACAGAACGATGCACAAGCTCCCCGTCTAACCAGTACTCCACCCATGTGGTTGACTCGTTGTCATTATCCAATGAACCTTCACGCTTTTCAAGCAATGAATCGTCCATGTCGCCTTTGGTTGTAGTAACAATCAATTTGAACTCCTAATTAATGAAGTGGTTGGGCCGTTAGTCGGCATTGTGATGGTGAAAGTGGTTGTAGAAGTTTTGTCTGAACCAAAATCCAATACCGCTACAGACTTGTTACCCTGTGTGACGTTGTAGATCAACGCACATCTTGCGGTGATTGCACCTGTCCAAGAGATGTTTGGGAAGCCCACGTATGCTGTGTATCCAGAAGACGCAACCGTGATGGGTGTTAACTGTGCCCCGCCAGCAGAGTAAGTGCCTGTATTAGGTACTTCATTGGTCGCGCTATACACAGTCGTATCTTCATTCAAATCCGCGCTGGCTGTGTACAGGGCAATCTTGATAACGTCAGTCGTCAGATCGTGTATGCCTTGATACAACTGCGCCTTAAAGCTCGTGGTCTGGGTCTGGATAATAGACATATCAAGTTACCTTCTGACGGAACTGACCAGAACGGTAAGCGTCTTGACGCTCCATACCATCACCCAGACGTTTAGCCAGTGCAAGAGCTTCCATGAACTTGGTGTTGTAAAGCTGCATCATGTCTTGCTCACCCTTCATGTAGGTGTAAGCCTCAACCAGCGAACCGTACAGCAGCACAGAGTCAAAGTTGTCACCAAGCCATGTAGTTGAAGCCGTGACAATCGACTGAGGGTAATAGTAGTAATGCAACTCAACTGTGTAGTTGGCATCGGGCTTTGGCCCCACAATAAAAGTCAACTCGGTTGTAATTGTGCTACCGCTGACTGTTGGGCCAAACAAGGCGTAGTACCTTGGCAAACCTACATCGCTGGCGCTGGGGTAAGCTTGCCGAATAAAGTTAACGTCTTTATTCAGCAAGTATTCATAGTCGCCATTAGCGTCAATGACCGCCAACGAATACGAAGCCAGATAGTCATCGGGCGCACTTAAGTACGGTGTTGTTGTAGACACCACACCCGTCACGTTCTTGCGAATAGACGGGAACTGAACCGAGTTGTATATACGCTGCTCAGCTTGCTGAACGAACACAGGGATATTAGCCACGAAATCTGCTTCCGTGTTCTCCGTGTACGCCTGAATAGCAGCGCTGAGTGCGGCGTAATTCATGCCATTGGGCCTCTGGCAATTGTGCCTTTGGTTGCCGCGCCGTTACCACGAGTGACAATACCGGATGTCTTAGTGGTTTCGTTACCAGCAGCTTTGCTGATGTTACCAACGCTCACATCGTGCGCATCAAGCTTGCTGCGGTTTGGAGGAGTGCCGGGGTTTGTAGAAGCAGGCGGGTTGTTAATCTTGGCCATGTTATTTCCCTTGATTTGCAGCGCGAGATAAGTTACGTCCCAAGCGCATACGGTCATCGGTTGTAGGGCCACCAGCTTTAAGCTTTGTAGGCTTCTTGCCGGGGTGCATGTGTTTTTCGTGCTTGCCGACAGCAGATTTAATCATCTTCTTGTCTTGGGCTAAATCTTTCTTGTCCATATTAGACTCCTATGTAACGGTTACTGTAACTGTACCAACAAACGTCGTTGCCACCAAGTAGTTTGGCGTCAAAACTGCATCAAAATTACTCGCCCCACCAACAGGGTTCCACCCCCACTGAAGATCCCGCGAACCGCCAGTCAGACTGCCAGTAGCGTTTACGCCTGCCGTGACGTAGGTTGTGTCCTTGCGCGGGTTACGCACAGCCTGCGGATCATCCACTGGGTACATACCCAACAACAACTGCGGCTGATCGGGATCCCAACACGCACCACACACAAGCAGATTATAAATCTTTGTCTTCTGTATCTCTTTACGAAGCGCCGTCAATTTGAACTGTTGGCCACACCTATCGCACATGGCGATACTGTTCTTACCAGAAGCAAACCGATTGCCCATTTACGTACCGCTACCAATAAACATTTGCCTCGGAACAAAACGAACCGAAGCTTTTTCACGATCTTCATCAGAAGCCAATTGCCAAGCTTCATCGTACTGTTGTTTCAAGACGGGCAGGCGCTCAGCGCCACCTTCAATCTTAAGAGCCAAATAATAGGCTAAGCCCGCCACCATACAGGGCAGGAAGCGGAAAGGCACATCCATCGTGCGTACACCACCGCCAGCATCATCAATACGGCGCATGCGCCAGTACACAAACTGATACGTTGTGCTGTTGTCGGGTGTTGGCCAAACGGTTATAGAGGGCAGATTCTGCGTGTACACAGACACACCAGTTGAGTGTGCGGCGGCAGTTGTGCCGTTCTGCCCACGGAAGCAGTTATTAAGCACGTTGCCGGAGATGTAGCCATACTGCACTGTCTCGTTTTCAATCAACAAGAACCCTGTGGCTGGAAGCCCCGCAGTAGAAGTCAACGTAATTGTGGTGGCCGTAGCCGTGATTCCGCCGTTAAGCGTGGTGCCAATAGAAGAAGTCTGACCATCCAAACGCTGATACCACACTTGAATTGGGCGAGCTTGTTGCAGTTTGTTGGGGATCGTAGCGTACGTAGAAACACTGATACGCGTAATTGTCAGGTCAGCCTGCGTAGATACGTTACCCGCGCCCGTGCGAATCACGTGCTCAAGTAAATCCACTGTATCTACGGGTAGTGCGTAGTTGTTTAGACCCGGAGTCAAGTTGATTGTCCCCTGCTCAAACGTCCACATATTCACGCCACGGTTTGCCCAATCAGCAAACATCAAGTTCAATGAACGACGGGCTGTACGTAAATCATAGCCCGTACGCAACTCCGAACCAGCACGTTCAAATGCCTCCTCGACCAACTCATTAAGGTCAAGATTAAACGCTGCGGTTCCTGAAGTGGTCATCTAAAGCCTGCCGTTTTCTTTGCAATCGTTTTGGGTTGAGCTACGAATTGTTTTCCGGCTTTTTTGCCAGCACGTTTCGCACGCGTTGTCGCAGCGTACTCAGCAGGGCTGAGACTTTTAATCGCAGCACTAGGAAGGTATCGCTCACCCGTGTCAGAAGATTTTT